TAACCCTGTGGTAAGCGGCTAGTCCGCTTGACCACGTTGTTATGCACCGAACACTTGAGGATTGTTTATGGCTGTTGAATTACTGAACATTGATTGCTTGGAATACATGAAAACGCTGCCCGACAAGGCTTTTGATTTGGCCATTGTTGACCCGCCTTATGGAATTGGAATGGCTGGAGGAAAAGTTGGCAACAGCAAGACGGATTATAAAAAATTTTATGGTAATGACTCTGCTGCGCCGAGTGCGGATTATTTCGTTGAGTTAAGGAGAACCAGCAAAAATCAGATTATTTGGGGTGCGAATCATTTTATTAAGAATATAGCTATGAATTCTCCTTGCTGGATAGCGTGGGATAAAGTGCAGCCGGAAAAATTCACGATGGCCATGATAGAGCTTGCTTGGACAAGCTTCGATTCTCCAGCAAAATTGTACAAACAAAGGATTGTAAGTGCGGACGTTACCCGTATCCACCCTACACAGAAGCCAGTTAAACTATACGAATGGTTATTAGCCAACTACGCAGAAAAAGGACAGCGAGTTTTAGATACCCACTTAGGCAGCGGCAGCAGCGCCATAGCTGCGCATTATTTTGGCTGTGACTTTGTAGGATGTGAGCTTGACAAGGATTACTACCAAGCTGCCAAAGAGCGCTTTGACCGTGAGACACGACAGCAGGGGCTATTTGATGGGCCTGGGGATGTGTACGACCAAGTACACCGTGACTATGACAACCAACTGAAGTTGGATTAGGCGTATAACAGGTGGGTATAGTGCACGCAGGAATATTGGGATATACGGAAAACTAAATGGACATACAATTGAAAAATTTAATCATAAATACCAATACTCATCGTCGTCCCATTTCTTGAATTGCAGATTGTTACCTTCTTCGTCCCACTTTGGGCCAAATAATGCGACAGCCAAATACATTTTTTCAGCTTTGATCACAGGGACTTTATCTTCAATCATCGCTTCGTAAAACATTTGATGGACCAACTCATGTGGTCGTGCACGTGTTTCACAGTACACATCATGTAATACAGTGGCTCGTCGATATCGCCCAACATAGGGTGATCCAACTATTGACCACAATGGTTCTGGGATGCTGGCTCCGTCGACAACGCTGTTCTTAGGAGCCAGCCATTCAACTCCTCTAGGATCAGTGAATATAACATCCTCCAAGAGCCGAACCATCCTTGGCTCGTCAACAATCCATTCTACTTTTACAGTGTTACTAAACATTACTTGTCCAATGTCCCTTTCATCTTCGGAATAGCGTCTGTTATAATCTGCTTAATCATTACTGCTGAACCAACTAATGTTGCAACTGCACCACCCTCACTTAACTGCTGTCCCACAATACCAGCAATGTCTTGTACCATGCCATTTATAACGTCGATATTACCTAACACTAATGATAGTACAGTAAGTACAATCGTTCTAAAACCTTTTAATGTTTCATTCATTTTTACTCTCCTCGTGGTTATGAGCAACATTGCTCAGAATCTTTTTTATCTGATTCTCCCATGCTTGCCTTGCCGATTCCGGCAAGCTATCCCAAGCAGGAAAATAACGCTTAAAATAATTGTAAGGGTCATTGTATATAAAATCATAGTGTTGTTTTGTTATTGCCCTAATGTCCATTGTGATTTTGCTGGATCAATATTTTATATATATCATCGATTTTGTTCTGAGTATCATCCACCTTTTTATTAGTGTCAGAAACACTTTTTTTAATTTCCTGTATATCTGCTCCGAATTCATCCTTTAATTCCTGTATATCATCAGAGTTATTTTTTATATTATTGTTAGATGTTGCCCATGCAGCCCCAACAAAAAACACTGTTATCAAGAACCGCATCCATTGCCCCGGACTTATATTCGCTATCCATCCACGTCTGTGCTCATTTTTTCCCATAATCATCCCCCATAGATTAATGAATATGCCTCAGTTATGCCGACGGCTATGTGGTATATGGCATCATGCTTTATATTATTTATCCTATCCAATCTATGGATGAACTCTGGTTCAACAATTATTGCTGGGCATTTGGTTCTAAGTAAAAAATAGTCCGGGCCGCGCTCCTTATCCATCCGATACCATCCCTTTTTTATTCCACGATCCGGTGTTGCAATCTTTCCTAGATGATTTTGTACGCAGCTTGCAAATAACTCACCTTTACTCGACCCTGGATAATACAGCGTCTCACTTCCTTTCCCTGCATTTTTTAGTTCATTGTCGTCTATGATTCCATTTTTATTAGCATCCTCCCAAACTTTGAAGCTATTGAAATGAATCTCAATGGCCAGGTCTGCCTCTCGGTCATTAATCTCTTTCACCTTTTTATTAAGTGTCCCAGAAACGACAAAAGAACCATCGACCAATGAGGCAACTTCATGTGCCCAACCAGTTGCGAGTGCGTACTCAGTAACGCCATTATATTCAGCACCCTGTGCATCCTTATGGTGACCTATGCTAATTGCTATATTCATAATTAAAAAACTCCAAGTCTTTTTTATATCTTTCCTTTCAAATATTATGGGCCGGTATTCTTCCAGCTTGCGGAAACAATCATAAGTCCGTCAGGGCCTTGTCTGGGTAGCGGGGTATTGCTGATATTGAAATAGCCTTGGTGGAATAATTTTGAAATATTCTCGCCTTGGTCTTGCAAAGCGAAAATTTGATCTGTAAATGATGAAAGGCCATCGATCAAAACAACGGATTGACCCAGTTCAACTATACCAAATGGATGCGGATAGAAATTCATATCGCTATTCTTATATGCGCGGGTAATTTCTACTTCTTTGCCATTTGCTATTGGATCAGCATTAAAGCTAATAATTGCATTCAAATATTGTTCAAGTTGAATAGGATTATTTTTTACTTGATTAAAAGTAAAAGGTGTATCTGCAATTCTTTTGTAAAATCTTCCATCTGTTGTTTTTCGTGTTGGTCTGATATCAGTTGTGCCATTATGCGCCCATGTAGGGTCTTTTGCGATTTGTGTGCCCTGTATTTCTTTGGTTACATTATCGATTAATAAGTAAATAAAACCGTATACATCACCATCGCCCATGTCATATGGAGGTGATGAATTAACATATCGTTCATCTATATAAAAACTTAGACTTGATGCACCGCCGGTGTCCTCATTTCGTAGGCCAATTACCCCTGCCGCAGTATTGCCATTGCCAAAACCAATTAATTGGTTATTATTTGAATCTGCGCTGGCAGTCCACCATGACCATGTGCCGCCAGCAAGAGTTAATGAATTATTACCATCGGCTGTGACAGAAACAGAACTTGATGCTGTAGTTGTACTCAATTCAGCTTGGTGAATTGCACCGCTTATCATTTGTGTATTACCGACCGAGTTAGCGCCTAAGTGCGCTTGCGCAATTGTACCTGTGACGGCAATCTGTGTTCCTGTGATTGAGCTAGTTATAATTTTTGCACCATCAATCGAATTAGCAGCGAATGCGGCATTCTGTATTTTAGGCGCACCGGTTGCACCCTCTGTAATGGCTATCGGGTTATTGCGGAGATATGTAAATAGTGATGTGGTGAGCGGGCTTTCTGGATCTATATCACTATCAGGTATAGCATTATATGCGGTCATTCTTCGATTACCTCTATATGTTGCGTTCTGCGTTCAATCGGGTGAGCGCAACGGATAGCGAATTGCTCGGACCAATTACCCACATCCGACATTTTTGCGAATCCTTCAAAATATTCACAATTCTGGCATGATCTATATGCCCTTCTGGGTTTAAAACCAACTGCCGGGCATGGTATTACCGCGTTTTGATCTATATCTATATCATTAATTATAGGTAACATAGTTCCTCAAATTATCTTATATGCGGCATCACCATCGGCAAATATTCCGCTATCGGGTGCTATAAAGGCATATGCCTGTCTATTTTCGTCACTTTCGACATCACGATCATTAAGTGTGTTCGGTCCTATAAATCCATATGATCCAATAAAGCTGGAAGTAATTGCCTGGTATTTATTCTGGTGTCCTGGCACGCTTTCCGCTTTTTCAATAATCTGCACTCTATGCGCCGCCGTTGCCCCGGTTGCATCCTGTATTTTATGCGTACTGATATCCGCAAGATCACCGATCGATAATGCATCATCCTTTACATCCAGGGTAAAACTAATTACTTTCGGCGGGTCTGAATAACGGGCTAAAAGTCTGCCCGCTAACTGTGCCGCCTGTGCTGCATTTGCATCCGTCATCCAGTTGGCAAAAATGGTTCTCACCCTTGCCGAATCATATAAATCGACGCCCTCCCTGGTTGCATCCTGCTGGATATATACCCGGCTAAAATTCTCCTTATCATTGCCTTTTGAATTATCCAGTTTATTGTAATAAACCCATATCTGCGATAATCGTTTTTCCTGATCGTCCTTAACGTCAATAGAATCCTCGATTATATTTGTGGTGTCGTCCAGGTCTGTTACCGCCACATTGCCAGGCGGCGGCGTATTTGCCTTGAGTTTAATTTCATCATTCACCAAGTCATGCCACACGTTTAATTGTGCCTGTGCGCATAATTCGTTCAATAATGTTTGCGCGCCGGTCGGTTTCGATATGGTTCGGGTAAAATTATGGCCACTCAACCAATCGGCCTTTTCGTCATCCCAATCGTCCAAAGGTGAACCACCTTCTGCGTAAGGTATTTTTGCGGCTGAAATCCCGACATAATCGGTTAATATTTCATGGATAATATCGACCACATTTACCGCGCTATATACCTTGCATTGCTGCACTGTATCACCGGCATCATGATCCGCGGCCGTTGTGCCGTTTGCCCCTCTGGTCGTGAGTGTAAAGGTGTCCCCAGACCGCGTATAAATAATATCCTCCGATCCAATACTAATAGTGCCGCTGGCCGCATAATCCGCACCCTCACCACTATTGACACTTAGCGATGATGCAACATCGGTGATATTTGCGGACAATGAACCGGTAGAAAGCACGGGTATCTGAATGCGGTCATCGTCCGCCAATTTAAGCAAATCCTTGCCGTAAATAGTAAGCTCGCCTTTTTTATCCGGCCCGTCTATACGCTCTATCACATATGATTTGTCCTGAAAATCGGACCAGCTAAATGCATCCGCAATATATCCGGTCCTCACACGTAGCGTGCGGCCAATATAATGTGGGTTTCTCGCTTTCAGCCTACCCCAAAAGGTGCCCGTTGCCGCACTTGCGCGGGTGCTTACATAGGGGTCAATGCCCCTATCGTGTACCGCAAAATCTGTTAGTTTTATGGATACAGTGGCACGTGACCCAAGGCCGCCTCCTGGATCGAATTTGCTGGATGAAAATTTTGGATCTCCCAGTATAGCCGGATATGCCGGCGCAATGCTCGGCGGTATTGATTCTATCGGCGTTATAAATCGATAGGTTGTTGTTGTATTTGCAAAGTTTGCGACATCCTGACATGTTTTCCTGGTGTTATAACATTCATCACCCGCGCTACCCGTAGCGGTACAGGGTGCGTTTCCATAGGTCAATGAACATTCCGTTAAATCCAATTCAATTACGGTTGCCAGCTCGCGCCCGGATTTTATTTTTTCTGTTGCGTAGGTCATCGAACCATACCATTAAATTTCAAGCTCACTGACAAATAGAGCGGGTCAGTGTATTTCGGCGTCGGCGGTTCGCCCTGCAGCCATATCAATGCAGTTTCATTTGGATAATTTGCATTATCCCATTGCAGGAAAAATGGCTTGCTTTCCATATGGGCAGATAGATTTGGCCAATTTGAACGAATCCATGCCTCGGTTAATGCCTGTAATTGCAAACTACCACTTGCGCCTTGCCGAATGATCGACCGACCAACGAATTGACCGCCTTCCGTCTTTGAATTTAATACTTTGCTTTCCCTTGATTCAGTTATCAAATCAAATGGCGCGGCGATGCCCCTTGGTAATTCCAGCCTATCGCCAAAACTCACAACGCCCAGGCTTGCAACTGCGCCGGTAATTTTTACCCGCCAATACCTCCTGGATACGGATGTAAATGCCCTGAATATAGGCTTATTGTTCGACGGTGCCACCGGAGTAAAGGCATCTGTGAGGTTCACCGAATAACCTGAATCATCGGCATATTCAAGCCCAATTGTTGCGGCATTGTCGCCCAAATCATGCGCGGCAACGGCAAAATAATCGGCGGTTACACTCGAACCCGCATCAAGATTCAAATATGCTGTCACGCTAGACGGCTTCCAGAAATCATGGGTAAGCCAATCAAATGCATTTTCTTTTGCGTAGCCGGCCGCCTCACTTGACGCGGTAACGGTCCCTGCAGTTAATTCCAGTAAATTGCTATATCCGATGTAACTATCCATTATCTTATCACCGCGCTTGCGTTTAAAGTGACCCCATCCCCTACCGCCTCATTTAATGCATTTACAAGCTCGACAACATCCTGTGAACTGAATACACCGGACACATTCAAATTCACAATCTTTTCATTTGTGCGTTCACGCTCTGGCACAAGGTCATCAATTGTTTGCACCGGTTGAACGGTTGTTGGCGCGCTGCCGCCCCCGCCTGCACCGCCGACGCCGCCACCACCACCGAATGAAGTCGATTGAATCGCAGATACGCGCGCAAAACCGGCGGCATAGGCTATACCCGCCATGGCCGCGGCTAAAGGTGGATAGAAAGAATAGGCGGCATACGCTTTTTGGGCGCTCTCATGGGTTAAAATAATGGTTTCCGCAATCGCGGCAACCTTGTTTATCTCAAATAACGCCCTATTATGCTGCTCCACCCCCGACAATAAACCGCGCAGCTCACCAAGCACTATTGCCGTTTGTTCCGATGCGGTTTGCCTAGCAAGATTATTCCTTGCCTTTGCGCCTTTCTTTTGTATATTAATTAACGCCAGTTCATGCTTTAAACGTAGAGACTCTACCATTTCCATTGCTTCTATTTCTGTAATAGTCCGATTGTTTAACGCTTCCTGTACAATCTCATATCTGTTTTCGTAGCTCTTTGCTAATTGCCCTTCTTGATCCAGTAAAAATATTTGTACCGATTCGAATTGTCGCTCAAAGGCTTTGCTTATTTCTTCTTCCGTACCTATGCCAAGCGATTGCATCAGACCCCCGGCGCCGGCGCCGGTGCCTGCGCCGGCCGCACTTTCTCCTACTGTGGCCCTGGGTGTCAGTAAATCCTTCATGGATTTTAACTGCATCTCGGTCAATTCCAATTCGGCTTGGATGCTTTCTTTGTCGCCATAAATCCATTTATGCAGTAATCCACTGCCTTCGCGCTCGCGCAATGTCCGCTTTAATTTGTCCACCCGTACCTGCAGGCGCTCGATAGGATCCTCTACCGATTCCCCGAATATCTTTGCCGGTGCCTCGCCAATCGCTACCCCGATATCTTTAATAGCTGCCGCGGCCTTTATTCCGTATGTCGCAACCGTCAACATGGCAGATGCCAGTGCTTGCAATCCTTCAATTATTTTAGGGTCTTGCAGTGTTTTTCGCAGCTCATCCAGGGCATCTATCAGCGGCCCCGCCTCAACCTTGCCAAATGTTTCCAACAACACGTTTTCTATCTGCGTCATTGCCTGCGTGATCGTTTTTGATGTCTGGCTAAACTCGCCATCGATCACCTGCGCCTGATTCTGGAATGCCCCTATCACTGCCTGGGCGGTTATCTTGCCTTCTTTGCCATAGTCTCTTAATTCGCCAATTGTAATACCCAAACCGTCCGCAATGGCCTGCGCCACCCGCGGCGTCTGTTCCATAACTGAGTTTAGTTCCTGGCCCCGCAATGCGCCGGCGGCCAGACCTTGGCCTAACTGAAATAGCGCCGCGCTTGCTGCCTGTGAAGTGGTGCCCGATATCGATACGGCCTTATTTACCGTTTCGGTCACATCGGCCAATTGCTTCTGTGACATACCCAGGTGTTCTGTTGATTTTGCTAACCTGAAATATAAATCCGTTGTGGCCTCAAGTGGTCCGCGGGATTTCTGCGCAATATCAAAAAGCCTTTTTTGTACCTGTTCTAATTCGTTTGCATCTTTGGTAACAAGTTTGAGCCGGTTAGATAATTCCGTATATGTATTAATGCTATCAGTTATACTGCGAAACGCCATCGCCGCGCCCAACGCAACAAATGCCGTCCTCATTACGTTGAGCGTATCAGATACACTCTTGCTTGCCCTCTGGAAGTCTGTCATTGACTTCTGAGCCTTGCGCGTTTCTCGTACAAAAGATGCCGAATTTGCGCTAAACGATATTTTCAATGCACCGATAACATTAGCCATTGCGTTTAAACCTTTTAAATGCGGCCTTCAATCCATCCGTTAATGATTGTCGTTTTTCTTTTTCAGCATAGGGCATAAAATCAAGCGGCTTATATGCCGGCCTATCTTTTGATCTATTGATATTGGCAATTGTGCTGCTAATAATTCCTGCCCTCAAATCTGCCCTATTCTCACCAAATGGCTCAACTGTATAATACGCCATCCATTCCGTCAGCTCATGACTGTCTATCCTTGTAAGCATTTCATTAACCGACATACCAAGCTCTTTGGCCAGCCTGAAATAAAATAATCTCGCAGGCCGGCGCTTTAGTTTCCCGCCAATTCCTCTATATCGTCATTTCGCAAGCCATTTAGTTTCTGGGCGACTTCGAAAAGTCGATCCAACGCGGCGGCGCTTTTACCACCAAGTGCCTTAATGTCCTGCTCATCAAATAACCGTTCACCCTTATCATCAATGATAGTTAATGATAAAAATGTGGCGCGAATATCAATATATTCATTTTTTTGATTGCCCCGTACAATTCTTTGTTCGTACGAATCGCGCTCGCTTCCCGTCATGGTGCGAATAATAACCTCGCCACCCCATTCTGGGACTTTCACCGATTCTGTTTTAAGATCCTGCGCTTTTAATATATCGCTCTTATTTAAGACCATGTGACTGCACCATCAATTTCTATGGTAACTGATGCGGTAATTACTGCATCTACACTACCACCAATATTGAAATTCAGCACATAACCCGAAAAGCTCAACACCGTTGCGGGCGAATCGGTAAGCGTTAATGTGAAATTGCGCAGGGTTCGATTGCTGCGGTCGGTTTTTAATCCCATCTGAGCGGTATCGGCTGGGTCCAGGTTCATTTCCAATGAAATCTGGCCCTCGTCATGCAGGCCCATTAACTTTTCTTTAGCGGTACTCGAAAGATTCGTTACATCGATTACCGCGGCCGATCCTGACGGACCGGAAAAACTAACAACCTGGCCGACGGTTGAAAACACTTCCGGGCTTGCGCCATTACCCCGTTTAAATAATACCCCTTGGCTTTCTAATTCTGGCATTTTATTACCCTCTTATATTATTGGCTTATAGCCATGTTGAAAAATCTAAACTAACCCTATACGTTTTAGTACCTACATTAATACCATCATCAAAATCAATATCTTGCTCTAATAATAGCAAACTTTTGAAATTTGTTGCGGCGGCCATTGCTGCCTTTATCTGCACCGTTACCGCCTTCACGCTTGCGTATGTAAGCCCGACGCAATCAATTTGTATACGGCTATTTTCCTTGGCATTGCTGCCGCCTAGGTCATTTACAGGGACCGCGCTTATTTTCTGATAAACAACGCCCGGCGCACTATCATCTTGCGGTAATTTAACCGGGTATATTCGATAGGTTTCTGGCGAATCGCCATTCCCAACCAACGCCTGCAGGCCGGTATGTCCTGCCAATGCGCTATATACTTCGGTTTCAATGCTCATTTGACCGCCCGTTGCACTAATTCCCACATCTTATTAACCGCGTCCTTTACCGCATGATGCTTCTGCTCATCATAGGCCGGCCGCATATGCGGTTTTGCTGCTAAACCTTGCGGCATGCCTCGGCGCTGTACTTGATGCACGCCGCCGGACTTGCTTACACGCTTCCATGTTTTTTTTCGCCTTGTCGTATTTGCCAACGCCTCTGAACGGCTGCCAAGGGTGCCATATTCCAATATATGCCCGTACCAACCGGCATGCTTTCCACCGGTCCGATGGCCAATGATCGCGGTAAATGTATTTTCATATTTTTGGCGCAGGTTCTTGCGGCCAATGCTCTGCCTTAATTCGGCATAATTTCCGGGGATTTTATTCCTGATAGCAGTAACAATGCGCGCCGATCCAAATACAACGCCCTTTCGGATGATGTTTTTTGCTTCCTTTTTTTCAAGCGCGTCTAATTTCTGTTGTAATTTCCTCAGCTCTGGCATGTCCAGCTTTATATTCATGTCCATTACGTAGTTTCCTTCGCAACAATAATAATTTCTTTGTTTAATTCATCGACGTTTATTACTGATTCTATATCGAATACTCTTGTTCCCCATAAAATCCTATGTTTTGGTGAAGTCGCCCCGGCCGTTGCGTCATATCGCATTAAAAATTGTACGGTAATATCTGATTCGGTTTGTTTAGCTGCAAAATATTCTTTGCCGCGCAATGGCATAATGGCCGCCCGCCTTGTCGCATACGTTGCCCACGATTCGACCGGCTCCCCATAGCTGTTCTGCACCTCGCTAACGACTTGGATAACTATGCTATGCTTTAGACGTCCACTACGCACCGCTCCACCTCTACATCTAACTCAACGGGTATATTCTCGAACTCTATCACCGCAATCGGATAATTTCTGGCATTCACACGCCATGAAATTGAACATACACCGCTTAACGGCTTGCCGGTTTTAATGTCGACAACCCTGGTGCCCGCTATCGTTCCATCACTGATAATTTTTAATGTATTAGGCAAAATCCGGCACCTTTAATGTCATGAGCAAACGATCGGCAAATTTACTTCGCGAGAACTGCGCACCGGCAATGTATTCCTCGCGATGCTCGTACATGTTGCCAACCTGCAATAATATCCATCGCTTTGCGACTTCCGGGATATTGTCATTAGGCACCGCTGGGCTTGCCCCGCTGTCTGCATAGCCGCAAACAAAACGGATTCGTATTGCCTGTTTGACTGCCCGATAAGATGGCCATGTTTGATCATATCCTAGGCGTATTTCGCCCGGTACGCTGTCGGTATCCACATCATATACGGCGCTGCTTAATGTTTGCTCAACACCATCCGTATCCAAATATTTAACAGATGTTATCGATGCAAGCGGCGCCCGCGGTATCTTGATCTCATTACTAAAACCATCTATTTTATAGTCATATGTTGCGGTCATTAACTGCCGATTGGTCATGGTCTGGGCAAGTATAGTGGCCGCCTCTATCATGTCGGTAATTAACGTATCATCATCCGCAAATGATACGTTTAAACTGGCCTTTGCCTCAGTTAGCGTTACAGCTAAACTGCTCGGCGCTGTAATCAATGTTATCGACATATCGTCCCCCGTTGGTTAAATGCGCCCATGCCAGGCCGCTGCTTATCTCGTGCTCATCCCATTGGCAATAAGCCAGATTGTTGAGCCATTGCGTTCGGTCAGGTTTATATGGGTTATTAATTGCTTCAAAACTGTGAGCCGATACATCCCATGCCATTGCGCCCTGATCTACCGTAATAGTGGGCACGCCCGCAAGCACTGCGTCAACGCCTGAATTGCTGTTATAAGTAATTGCGCAGTGTGCGTGTTCGAATGATTCCCTGATATCAGGTTTTGCATCGACAAAACAGCCGCCCGGTTTTTCTTTTCTTGCATCAGGATGCGGCCTGAAAATAATCGGTTTTTTTGTTTGTTTCTTAATTTGCTCAATTGCATGCTCATACCATGCCTTTAGATTAACGTCTTTTGTTGCCGCATCGCCCTGTACCTGGCCGCACAACAAAATATATTCTCCATCTTCCCGCCACTGCTCAAGCTCTACGCCATGGATAT